ATTTATAATACATACCCAATTCTTTTTCAGTAATTATTTTAAATTCCCATCCTCTATTAAGACAAAATTCTTTTGCTGATTTCCACTTTGCTCCATTGATACCATATTGGGCAATTTCTTGTAAGTACTTTTTTGTTTTCTTTCTTGGTTCTGGGGGTTTGGTAAATCGTTCTGGTTTGATTTCTATCAGATATGTACCACCAACGGTCTTTAGATAGAAGTCTACAAAGTATCTGTGTATTTTCATGTCTATGGGTGACCTATAAGGTATCGCTATAGGTTCAGATGCCCACTCTAAAACATCTTGGTTCTTGTCGCACCAATTCATAAATTTTAGTTCGTAGGCAGACCGATAAATAACTTCTGAAATATTCCCTCTATACTTTTTTGCGTTTTTTGGAATAAATTTTCCTTGATGTATATCTTTTCGGTACGGCATGTTATAAATAGTCCAGTAAAATCATAATTACTATTTATTACGGAGTTCACGCATGAGTGTTTACAAATGGTTAGATACAAAACTAGGAGGCATTTTGCCTGGCGGAGTGCCATTAGGCGGAAGCCGAAATGAAGGTTCTGACCCAGAAAACACAGCAAATGCAGTTTCTAAGTCGGCTGGAGCTGGTGATAAAAACGACAACTCTGGTAAAAAATCAGAACAACCCGAAAAACCAAAAACATCATTTGTAAGTTATTCCTATCCAGATGGATTAGATAATACAGATGAGTTCCCACATCAAATTATGTTTAATGTCTTAATCAGACAGACAGAAGCTGAATATACCGCTAATGTAGGTAATTTACCAGACGCTGGTAGGGGTGAAGATTTAGCGAGTAACTTAACAAATGATCAGGCGCGGGCTTTAGTAGCAGATGCTGGTGAGTTCGCAACAGATGCTGCTGCTATTACATATGGAATAAAGAGAGCAGATGCTACTGGTGCTCTTGTAATGGGTGCTGGTTTGATGGTATCCGATAGCTTTGGAAACAAAATCTCAGAACTAGTTCAGGCAAAAACTGCAAGAAGAAATGTAGCAAGAATTAGAATGGCTATGCCGATGTCACCAAAGAATGAAATGACTGCTGAATGGAATGTTACTGACTTTGGTGCTATCATGGGTATGATGTTGAGTAAACAAACAACAGGAACTATAGGTGATGTAATTGCTGGTGCTGTTAAAAATAGTGCTGATGTACAAGAGTCCTTGTTAAGAACTGCTGCTGGTACATTGAATATCGGTAAACAAATGGGATTGAATATACCGTTGCAATCTAGTATCGAATTGATGACTCGTAAAGTTGGTAACCCATATAAAGAAACACTTTTCAAAACAATGAATTTTAGGGACTTTCCATTTGTATTTAAATTTGCTCCAAAAAATAATCACGAATTATTACAGGCATTAAAAATTGTTAATATATTTGAAAGATATATGACACCCAAAAAATCTAAATCAACAATGTTTTTAGAATACCCCGCTGAGTTTGAAATAATTTATCAGTATAAAAATAAGGAGAATGTTTATTTTACAAACTTCTTTAATGATACTGCTTTAACTAACTTTACAGTTGATTATGGTAATGGGGGCATGTATACCTCATTTAGAGGCACAGAGGGTGCTCCATCTGAAATTACTATGAGTATGAATTTTAAAGAACTTACTCTTCTTCATAGAGATTCTATTGTTGATATAACAGACCAAAATGAAGTGATGGGTGGATTCCAAGGGCCTGGCATTGGTGCTACAGTACAGGGAGAAACACCAGATGACGCACCAGTAGATAATAAAAATCCAAATGGAGAATCTACTACAATTACTACGGACACTGACTCAGAACCACAACAAAATGGGAGTAATGGATAATGGCATTTTTTAGACAATTTCCCAGAACACTTTATACGGTAGATGATACTCTTATAAACATACCAGACATTTTCCGCCGTGTTGCTCCAAACAGCATTACAGATAGTATGATGGCTATGAGTACATATGATATTCAAGATGGACAAAAACCAGAACATCTCTCGCATGATGTATATGGTACAGTAGATTATTATTGGGTGATATTGATTGTTAACAATATCGTAGACCCATATCATGACTGGCCAAAATCCTCAGAAGATTTATTAGATTTTACAAAACAACGGTATGGTGCAGAGAATATACATAAGATTCATCACTATGTAGATGGAACAAATCAAGATATCAGAGTTGACTTTGACCAGACAAAATTTAATACTGGGGAGATAAAGTCTATTTCCAATATAGAACATGAAGAAAAAGTAAATGAAGAAAAACGACAAATAAAAGTTCCCAAACCAGAATTTATTGAGGAAATAGCAGGACAGTTTAGAAAATTAATTAGAGGAAACTAATATATTATGGCCGCCAAAGATGTACCAACTCCAGGCTCGATACGAGTAACAGAAGTATCTCTGCTAGCTAGAAACGCAACAAACTTTTCAACAAAAGATTCTAAGAAAACAATTGACTTGTTAACACAGGGTTATGTTGGTGATATTACTATTAAAGAAAGTATGCATACCAACTATCTAACATGTGACATTAGTATAGGTGACGCTAGAAATCTATTGGGCAACCTTCCTATTTTGGGCGGAGAAGCTATAACAATAAAAATGTGTTCATCTCATTTGAATGACAATAATCCATCGCATGTTATAGAACAAAGTTTTATTATTCATTCTATTTCAAATAGAGTATTTAAAGATGATAGAGAACAAATGTATAATCTGCACTGTATATCTCCAGAAGGATACAAGAATAATACAGTTGTTATAAGTGAAAGGTTTAGTGGGCCACCAAAAGAAATTTTTAACGACATATACCAAAGGTTTTTATCAGAACCTAGAACTATGCGAGAAACAGGGTCAAAAGATTTAAAAAGAGAATTGGAGTTTTGTGATGTTTCTGGTGGACAAACATTTAAAAAAGATAACATATGTTTTATTGCTAATTACTGGACACCTTATGAGTGTATGAATTATTTAGCAAGTAAAGCTGCCCCATCACCAGCTGGTGGAAAAGAATTAATGCCAAATGTTAAATACTTTCAAACTCACAGAGCACATTATGTTGCTAGTCTTTCTAAGATAGCTGCATTTTATAAAGAACAGGGTTTAATTTATGATGAGTTTACATTGTTGCCTCAACAATATGATACCTTTATGTTGAATGAAGATAGAAAAAATAGAAGTGGTTATAAATCCATATCGCCGTTTGCATCTAATAAACATACTCAGATTAGTAAACTTGCTATTCCTTTTTACACAGATGATTTAAATGACCAAATATCTGGATACCAAGGAAATTTTACGGTTGGATTTGATATGACAACCAGACTTCCTTATCACATGGAATTTGATTATACTTCAGCACATGAACAGAGACTTAAAGACAATCAAAGGGTTATACCAGCTGGGTACAAAGATTTTTTTCATATAGATAAAACATCTCCAATAAAACCAGATTTATTGACTAACCCAAGGTCTGCTATGAATGTGCAAATGGGTTCTTCTCAAATGTGGACTGACAACGACTTTGGACATGATTGGAGATTTTTACTGGATACAGCTTATAGAGATACCGCGACAGCAGAATTAGAAAGATTAGAACTTTCAATTGATATACCAGGCCGAACAGATATTGAAGTCGGACAGTTGGTATGGTTAAATATTCCAAATACAGGTGAAAAGGGTGACAACCCTTCTCCAGATGAATTGTTTGATAAAAAAATGACAGGACTTTATTCTATCACAAGAATAAGACATGATATTGATATAGCATCTTCTAACCACGAAATGTCCATAGATGTGGTAAGAGATAGTTTAGGAGCAGACACATGATGAAAGAAAGATATCCAAATTTTTGTTGGTGGCAAGGTGTAGTAGAAGATAGAAATGACCCAGAACAGTTTGGTCGTTATCGTGTTCGTATTATAGGATACCATACATTAGATAAAGCAGTTTTACCGACAGAAAGTTTACCGTGGGCAATCCCTATGCAACCAGTTACCTCTGCTGCTATTTCTGGTGTTGGTAGTTCGCCCACTGGATTGGTAGAGGGTTCAAGTGTAATTGGATTCTTTGTTGATGGCGGAGATGGTCAGATACCAGTTATCATGGGTTCATTTGGTGTAGAAGATAATGTTCCCAGTGTTCCAAATTTAGAGGATGGTAGTACAACACCAGAACCACCAGAGTCATTAGCCCAGAGAGGATTTTATGACCCCAACGGTGTCTATCCACGCAGAAAACATTTAAAAATAGAAGATACTGCTTCCCCAATGGAAATAGATAATTTTATTGAGGACGGATTAGGAAAAATCACAGACCTTGATGGTAATCCTTTGTCCGCTTTAGCGTCTGGTATTGAAGAGGTAGATGTTGGTAAAAACATTCTTGAGGAAGCTTCTTCATCTCGACTTTCAAGGGGTGCTACTGCTTCAGAAAATCATTATTCACTAAAAGCAAAAAGAGACACTAGAACATTAAAAATTCCACGCGGATTTGCAAGTAAAATATCTGGATGGAATAATTTAGAAATACCTTTTGACCA